ATGATGCCAAAAGCTCGCACTAACCTTTCTGATGATTCATTCATTGACCTCAAATACATAACTAACGATTCGGGGTTCACAGCAAAATACTTTTACTCAATTATAAAGCGGGGAGAATTCCCTGCTCCGGTAAAGCTTGGAAGAAGTTCGAGATGGTTACTCAAAGATTATTCTGAATGGAAAGCCAGACATATTGCGAAAAGGGACACCAAAATGCATTTGAAGTAAAATGCAACTCGGTAGCTTGGCATGAACACTGAGCAACCAGCCGCCGCCTGTTCTTGCATACGACAGGCGGCGGCTTCTTCAGCTTCCTGATTGCAGACTTTCAACCTTATTATTCAACTCTTTGATCGCCTGAAGGCATAGCGCGATGACGCCAGAATATTCCACTGTGTAGCTGCGCTTACTGTCATCTTTTTTTCTTATCAGCTGCTGGGTGATTGTCACCTCACCAGCCTCATTAACTTCTTCAACTGACTCATACTGATCATGATCTTCAAATACTGACCCGACAGCCTCCGGCAGAACTTTGATGAGTTCCTGGGCAATAATCCCAGCAGATGGAAGGCCGCTGTCCTTCCAGTTGAATGTTACCCCTTCTAAAGCCATAACTTTTTCAAGAGCACCCTCAATGCGCTTGATATCGTCTTTTTTATCGGCGTCTGAAGTCTGGGTCAGCGATACGCAGGTGATATTTCCAGGAGTGGTAAATCTGTCCCCCCGCATTGAGAAATATTTTTCTGTTCCGGGTTTGGCTGCCTGGGTTGTGACAAATACCAGATCACCAAAATTTTCGCAGAAGGAGTAGGACATAGTATCCAGGGAGCCCGGATACTTGAACGCAAACACTCCGAAACTACTGGATTGAGTAATGACATTTACTGCACCAGTGGCATTTAACGAAGATGAAATCGTGCCTCCTGATTTTCCGTCAACAGAATTAAGGCGCGAGTCATCGCCGGCGGCGACCGTTCCCGCCGCTGCGCCGACGTTCCTCGTAGCGCTGTTTCCTAAACCTAGGTTTGTGCGAGCGCCTGATGCGGTTGTCGAACCGGTACCGCCCTGTGCTACAGATAGCGCTGTAGTGAGTCCGCTTAGAGAGGTGATGTCACTGTTTGAACCTTTTGCCGCCTTGCCTGAAAGTGATGTGGTAATGCTATTCCAGGCTGGTCCCGTCCATGTCGTTCCATCCGGCAAAGTTACCGTTACATTTCCGGTTCCGGAAAAAATGCTTTGCCAGTTCTGTTTGTCGTAATTCAGTCCACGCAGCGCTTCAGCAGTTTGCGCCACCAGCGCAGCAGTGACCATGTTCAGCGCCACGCGGGGCACCGCTGACCATGCCGCGCCGGATTGCGTTGGCCCGGTGAAGTTGCTGACCAGTGTAAGTTGCGCATTACTCTCAACCGATTTAACGGGGAGCGTATAATCAACGCCGCCGACAGTGGAGACAATAAAATCACCGGCAGCAAGTTCTGTTGAGAATGAGGTTCCGGAACCGCCGACAACAGCGGATCCGTTCGTCAGGGTGATGGTGCCTGCTGACATAATGGACTCCTGAATTCAGATATAAAAAACCCGCCGAAGCGGGTTGTCAGTAAATTGCATCAATGATGGGGATAGAGAGGCTTGTCAGCCGTCGCCCTACCACACTGTATTGCGATGTCCATGAAGCGGCATTTCTTCCTCTGCCGGCACGCACCAGATTGCCGCTGCGGATCAAGCCAGCCCATTTCAGGTAGTCCCAGCCAGTGTAGACCTCACTGTTATAGCCATAGCGGCCAAGCAGTATCATGCGATCGCCGATGTCTGTATTTCCCCATGACGGCGCGTAGGTCTGGTTCCGGTAGACAAACGGCCGGCGCGTGGTGGAGAACACGCAGACGCCTCCCTTTATGATATTCAGGCCTCTTCCCGGGGTCGGGCTTACGCCACTGGCAAAAATAGCTATCTGCATGGTAACGGTCGCATCCTGATCGAGACCTGCATGGTCGATTGTCGCAATGATATTTGAGCCGTCGAATTCGATGGTGACGTTATCAGCACTCCATTTTGCAAATACCATATAGCGGTCGCGTGAGATATTTGTCGTCGGCGTCGCCCAGCTCCCGGTGAAGGTGACAGTGCCGCGCCAGACGCAGTAGCCCGACATCGTGGCATCAGTGATTGAGAGGAAATCTGTGCTGTCCTGAATCAGCAGCCCTCTCCCGGACGAGGCAGGAAGTATTTGCCAGATAGACGCGCCAAAGGTTTTTGCGCGCCCCCAGTTATCACTCCACCATGTATTCATGGTGATGGTGTTACCTGATACGGTAAATCCATCCAGCATGCCGATCGTGGGAATGAGGTTTGTACCCCTGTTAAGTTTGTAAACGGTATTACGCGGGATAACGACGATCTGGCTGCCATCCACGCGCTGATTAATCGTGTACTGATTAACATCCCATGCTTCGCTGACGTTCTGGCAAAACGAAGGGCAGCGGAGCCCGGCAGTTATTTCCATTGCCGGGCCACCGTCCGCATAGGTAATACGTAAACCCTTTGGCATAGTTACCACTCTCCAAGAACAATCAGGTTACCGCCGCCGAGATCAATTTTTACGCCCTTCCCGTCAATCGTGACGCCATTACCGTTCCCGGTGAACGCGAAATTACCGCTGGCGGCATACAGCGCGCCGTGCATCTCGCAGTTCCCTGATTTATCAATGTTCCAGCCTGCACCTCCGGGACCAGCGACATAGTTTGCTGATCGGATGTAATTCCCAATTTTTGCGTTAGTTATGCTGCCATCCTGGATAAAGGCATCACGGATGAACACCTGACCGTTATAGACAAAAAATGCAGCCTGGTAATTTCCCGGATCGCTTCCCGAGTAGATACCAAACTGATCGGCAGCAAAGACCACTGTAGATTTATAGGTACCGCCGGATGGCTCAATCGACATGCCAAAACCAGTGTTGTATTTAACGCCATTACGAACGATCCCAAGGTTCAGCGTATACGATGCCTTTGCGGTTCCATCACTGTTCACCTCTGCCGTCATTTTCTGGTTAACCGCGGCGGTTAAATCCCCGACCTGCGCCTGAACGTACTCTGACAAATCAGCAAGAGCGTGATCCACTTCAGCCACTGTCGTTTTAACAACCAGAACATCAGCGCGTACTTCGCCTAACTGCTGAAACTGGTGTTCAACCGTGCCGTGATTTGCCAGGGCATTCTGCATAGCTGCTTCAAGATTGGTGTCCACGCCTTCAGAAACGTTTTTGAAAGCGTCAGAATCGCGAACGGACTCATCAATGATGTCGATGAGTTCACCGGTATCTGTCTGGCACAGCGCGGCCACCTCGACGAAGGCAGACGCACCAAACGCGTTGATGGTTCTGATATACCAGTAATAGGTATGCCCGTTTTTCAGGTTGTGGCTGGTCCATGTCGTGCCCATGCCCGCGCGCGTAGCTCCAGACTCCACTGTCGCCGTATCAGCGTTGGCCAGAGGTTGTTCCCCGGATGTCCAGAAATCGAACTGGGTGGAGACGTTCGTCACGGCTGCGAGGCGAGGAATGAGCATCACGGCAAAAAATGCCTGCTCAACCGTAACACCCGACGGCGGAGGCGGTGCCTCAATGCTGAATTCGAGGTAAGCCTCAGGTGATGATGCCCCCATCTGATTAACGGCGGTAACGTGGGCTGTATAGGTATCCTGCAGCAGACCGGTTAATCGCGTGAAGGAGCCGGGAACCTGGGCTGTGAGCACCGGCTGGCCATTCCTGCGAATGACAACCTGGTTATAGACAAACTGCCCGATGTTCTGCCAGGAGAGAACGCCCTGCACCACCTGACCAATTTCCTCTACGGTGTACTTCAGATTCTGAGGCTGAGCCACCCCACCAGGGGGAAGCTGGGTAAACGGTGGGCGATCGATGGGTTTACCGATGGCGTCCCCCCACACGTCAGCAGTTTCCTGCTTCAGTGTGATCTGCACGCCGTTCTGCACGCCAAATTTCCAGTCAGTCACGCGCATCTCAACGTTAACGATCCCAAGCGAGGGAAAATTAACTTTTACGTACATACCGGGGCGGTACCGGTACCCACTGAGGTTCAGCGTGAGATTCATTGTGCGGGAAATGCGGGTCCGCTTGAGCTTGATGTCTGCCAGGCGCTGGGCCTGAAATTCAGACGTAACGAAACGCAGCTTAAGATCCTGCGATATCTCCACGCCGTCTTCGATTACCCACTCGCTCACAGATACTGAGGGGAAATCGGCTTCAGAGTATGTCTGTTTAGGATCGACAAACGTACCGCTGATGGTGTTAACGCGCTCTGACTGTGACACTTCAGGCATGATCTCGATATCACCGGCCAGCTGACTCTCGGTAATAACTTCGGTTGCGGGGCCATAATACGCGCCAACGAGGATGCCATGTTTACCGGCGATGTAGGTTGGCTCTGCTGCGCCAGCTGTCAGCATCGCCTCAAGAATGCTCGCCTTATTTTCGCTAAGGTCAAATTCCCCGTTCAGCGTGTAACGCTTTTCCGTCGTGCCGTCGCCGTTAGTCACCAGCTCGTCGCAGATGTTGGCCGCCTCCTGAAACTGATCCCAGTTAATATCAGCATCAGCGACTTTCAGGTAACTCCGGTAATAGTCCAGCACGCACAGCGCCAGATTGTTGCTGTACTCCGTGCGGCCGGTGCGCGGGTCGTATATTTTCCGGCCCGTCTTCTCAACCTTCACGTTCGGGATGCCTGACGGGAATTTCTCAGCATTGTATTTCAGAGACAGACGCAGCCAGGAAATCCCCTTGCCGATCATGTCATCTTTCCACGACGGGCAATTTGCCAGCATAAACGGATCTGCTGTCTGGCGATCGATATGCACTTCATACGTGGCACTCTCGCCATACGAGCCAATATCATCATCACCCAGGTAAATGGTGCCCGTGCCTGATATTGGGTGTCCCGCCAGAGTAATGGCAAGGTGAACCCATTCACCATCAGTCTGCTCGCCAGACTGTTCTTCAGCGAAAAACAGAGTGCCTGCAGATACGGTCCTGCCATAAACAACCGTTTTAGGGCTGGCCGCCGCGCGCAGCACCTGCTTACGTTCTGCAGTGTCCCGGTAAGACCCCAGTGATGGCTTCTTCGTCATCATCTGTGTGGCGACCTGAGCGGCAATGGTGATTGCCATTGCGATAGCGTAGGCTCCATTGGCTGCCGCGGCGCCAGCGGCTACCGTCGCGATGATAGGGATTGCAGCAGGCATCAGCGAACCCTCCACGTACTCAGGGGCTTAATCCGAAGGCAAACCAGCCCCGTTTCTCCCGGCACCCACACTGCACCACCGTAAATTACCCCGGCGCATCGGGTACCCGCGTTTTCAACTATCGCGATATCTCCGCGCTGAGCCATCTTCACCGGCACTTCATCGAGGTATTTATCCAGCACCTTTTCAAGTGAGCCGCCACCGCGCAGCAGCGCCTTTTTTGCGCCCGTTTCGCTGTCGTAGGTCCCGCGCCAGCCATCGGCGAAATTATCCCCGGTCATCGCTTCCGCACAATCTGCCGCAAACAAGCAGCAGTCATGTTCGCCCCATAAAAAAGGCCGCTTTTCAGCGGCCCTTATCACGGCGATTAATCTGTTATGCCAGTCTGGATGCTTCATGCTTCCTCACGAATAGGTAAACCCTGGCGCATCTTTTTTGCTGCCCCAGTAAATTGAACGTTCTGCCATCTGCGCGACGTAACGAAATATGCGGTCGCCTGGCTGAGTGGACTGGTGTGACTCGTCGGTATAGCGGTCCGGGAACGGTCGCTGCCAGTCCTCAAAAATATTACTGACGGTGTACTGCAGGGCATTCGTTTCACCCGCCGTTGCCCCGGTGCCGGAAACCTTCCCCTTAAAAATCAGGTCTGCAACTTGAACGACGCCGTTATCATCCATCGCCACCAGATACAGCTCCGCTGGCCTTCCCACACAGCGCTCATTGAGCGTTTTAGCAAACAGCGACATATCCAGCCCTGAGAGCGTCATCCTGAGCTGCGTCGGGCTTGTCGTGTTGGTTTCGCCCACATCGTCGATGGCGCCCATTGTTCCCATGCCGTAATAGACATAACCGCCCAGCACCAGCGTGCCGGTACCGGAATGCACGTAGGCGGTACCGGATTCAAACTGGACATTGGCCGCCAGCACGGCGGTAACCCTGTCGCGGGATAGCCAGTCCACCATCGAATCAGAAAACGGTGAATACAGCATCAGAAAGCCTCCTCAAACTCCAGCGTGTAGCTGGTAAAAATGCCCGGCACGCGGTTACCTGCCCCCTGCTGGTTATCCTTCAGCTTGAAAATGCCGTATGGCTTAGCGACTTCGATTTTTCCGTTGGCAGGGGGAGAGGCGCGCAGCATAGGCGCAAAGGGAATAACGGCAGTTCCTGCAGCAGTGCTGGTCACATCGGCGGTGACCATCTTCAGCTCGTCATTAACGGTAAAGTAATCACCGGTGCGCAGTACCAGTGTACCTGGTGTCCAGCCCTTACTGCCGAGCTGCGTACCGGTCTGGTTCGCGTCAGAAACCACCGGATTTCCGGCTGGCGTCCTGCCCCTTCTCCCCCAGTCTCTGATCTTCACCCTGCCATATTCACCATCCAGATCGGCCACCAGCGCATCGATGCGCCGGGATTTATCATCTGTAAGGTTGCTAAACGTCAGGGAGCAGATCCAGCGGGTGCCGGGGAAACGGACGGTCTGTGATGCACCATTAAACGGGGAACGAAATGTTTTTGTGTTACTTTCCGGCCGCCACGTCAGCGACGCCGGACATACATCTTCAGGCCATTCAAGCACAGACATAGTCACTCCTTATTTAAACGCCAAGCATCCTCCTGGCCTGACCGTTGGTCTGAAAATCACTCAGCATGTCCTGACGTGCTTTTTTAGCACCATCGGCAGCTCCCTGACGCGCAGCCTCCTGCATGGCACGATTAAGCGCGGCGTCACCGTTACCAGAAACATTTATATGCTGGGTTATATGGATTTCACCACCTCCACCACCAGCAGCTGTTGTGCCGACCATCCTGACGCCAAGAGTGCCATTCGGTGTCCTGGTTAGTGGCATCACAGCCTCGGGGCCAGCTTCACCCATCAATCCATCGCCTTTGGCAAATTTGAACATCGTCGGGCTGGAAATGATCGAATTACTGAAATGGCTAAGATTTGGGGAATCAAAGACGCCGCCTTTGGCAAACTTCAGTCCGCTGGCCGCGCCGGAATATGCGCCTGATGGTGTACTTCCTACAGAGGTTGCATCACCCCCACCAAAAAGACCACCAAGAGAACCGAACAGTCCCCCGCCTCCTGCAGACTTCAACGAATTGACCAACATTGCGTTGAGGATAATTTTTTGCATAGAAGCCAGTACCGATTTCGACCAATCCTCCCAGTCAACTTTATTGCCTGATAAAGCATCGGAAATATTTCCGATAAGACCTGTCATTGAGTTGTTCACAAGGTCTGCTGTCTGCGAGGAATAATCAGAAGCGGTATCAAACCAGTTTTTAAATCCCTTCTCGGCGCCTGCAGTCCAGTCAGCCTCAGAAGCAGCGATTGCTTTATATTTTTTGTCCAGCGCATCGAGAGCCGCCGCACGCTGTGCGATTGCTTCGGTACCGCCGTCAGTTTTGGCGAAAACACGGTCAATCTGCTGCGTTTCATCGAACCGGCTGCGCTGGCGATCGCTCATTCCTCTGGTTTCAGTTGTCAGCGTTGCCTCGTCCCTGAACTTCCTGGTCGCTTCAGTTAAATCCTTCAGGGCATCAGCCTGTTCGCGCTGCTTGCGCACGTTCTCATCAGCTTTTTGAGTCCACTTCGCCAGTTCTGTAGACGATGCCTGAATAGCCCTGCGCTGCTCATCCGTCCATTTAGTGCCGGCCTGGTGTGAAGCCGCATAAAGGTCGGAGGCTTTTTCTCCCTCCGTTGCCCGCACGCGCTGCACGTCGATAGCCACGCTCAGATCGGCCATTTTCCGCGAATACTGTTCGGCGGTGCTGGCCGCTTCGCGCTCGGCTTTACTCTGCGCATTTGAGGCAGCGGTGGAGGTTTTTTTTGCCTCCGCAGCTGCTGCATCCTTTTTGGCTGCCTGATCCTTGTTGTAGATGTACTGGGTGTAAAGCGCCCCCGTCAGCTTCAGGTCTTCTGCTTCATAGACGTGCTGCTGATGGAGCTTCTCTAAACCGCTTAGGCTGGCCAGCTCGTTATCTCGGCGTGAGCGCTCCAGTGCCGTTTGCTGCTGAGGTGTTGCGTTCGCCATTGAAACGACGGGCCCGGCATATTGAGGCGGCTTGGCACCAGCGGTAGCTGACATTGAGCGGTTAAGCAGGTCATAAGCACCTTTCAGGATTGAAACGGCACCAGCCTGCTCAATAGCCTTTTGTGTTGCCTTATCGCTGGCATCGTTAACCAGCTTCTGCGTTTGCTCAACCTTTGACGCTGCCTGTTCCCGCTGGTACTCCAGCTGGTTCAGCTTGTCGGTAAGCTCAACGTTTTTGGCCGTGATATCGGCCTGATCCATGAAGGTATTGATCTGAGTCAGCGTCGGGTGACGGTTGTAGTCCTGCTGGATTTGGTCAACCGCCTTCAAGCTGTCTTTCACTTTCGCAATTTGTGAATCGAGAGCGGCCAGGTCCTGCATTTGTGCCTGTAACGATGTACGGGCATCGGCAGCAGTAGAGCGCAGCCCCAGCACCGACATCTGCTGCAGCTTACCGTTTATTTCGTCCAGATTATTGGCAAAGCCAACCGCCTCCTTGTGCACCTGCTGGGTGTGCTGATACAAACCATACATCGCCGCACCGGCACCGATAATAACTCCAGGCCATCCACCGAGAATACCCAGCACCCCACTACCCAGCCGTGACATGACCGAGGCTGTATTGGTGAGGTTGTTAACTGCAGAGGCCCTACCAGCAAGCGCCGTATTCAGTGATGCCTGAGCTGCTGCAAGATTACGCTCAGCGACAATCTGAGCCTCAATACTCGTCGCCGCTGCGCGTGCCTGTTGAGCGCGGTAAACAGCCTGGCGACCAGCAGCAACGCTAACCTGTGCACCGCGAACCTGCGCCTGCGCCAGTGCGACTTCGGCAGCTGTATTAGCGAGGACAGCCCGTGTGGACTCTCCAACACTGCCGACCATATTCCCAAAATAACGGGCCAGCCCAACACCAACCAGAATGCCTGCGGTGTTAGCCACATCATCTATGTTATTTGCCAGCCCATCCAGCACGCCGGAAAGCGCGGAGGATGCACCAACGGCATCGTTCGCACCGCCCACCCAAGCGAGAAAGGCGTTTTGTACTTTCTGTGCAGATCCGCTGATTGATGCCGGGAGAGTGTCGAACTCTTTGCGCAGAATCTCGACGTTGGTCAGCAACGGGACGATCTTATCTGTAGTCAACTCGCCATTGTTGGCCATATTACGCAAACCGCCAACAGTGGTACCCAGGCCATCAGCCAGCAGTTTTACCAGCCTTCCCCCGTTCTCCATGATGGAGTTGAATTCCTCACCACGCAAAACACCAGACGCTAACGCCTGGCTGAGCTGAGTGATAACGGAGCTGGCTTCTTCTGTACTGGCACCTGATAACTTCAGGGATGTAGCAACAGTTTCGGTTACTTTCGCTACTTCTGCAGAAGCGTAACCAGCTGATCGCATGGACTGAGCAATACGGCTATATAGATTCGAGTTGGCAGTAAGCGATGTGCCTGTACGCTGGCTTATCTCCATCAGGGTGCGCTGTGCCGCAGCAAAATCTTCAGTCGATGTGGACGCCAGCCGCAAGCGTCCATTCATTTGGTTCCATGTATCGGCAAACTGAACCAGCTGATGCGTGGCAAATGCACCGGCCCACGCACCGGCAAGCCCGGCAGCAGAAGATCGCACGGTTGCAAGCTGAGAATTCAGGTCAGCCAAAGAACGCTGAGTTTCACGCGTTGCCGCTGCAGCTTTTTTCCCGCCCTGCTCCATAGTGCGGTAGTAATCCGTTCCCATACGAGATGCGCGGGAAATCTCTGTCTGGAAGGTGGAGGAATTGGCAGAAATTTTTATGATCAATTCACGGAGTGTTGCCATATTTCACCCATAAAAAAAACCCCGCAGTTGCGAGGTTTGTTTTAATTAAACTTATCTATGACTGCCCAGCCTTTTTTCTGGCCTCTTCAAGATATTCTTCTTCGGTTTTCACAGGACGACAGTCTTCAGAAGAAGATGTGAGATCGCTACCACAGTGTTTACATTTCACTGCCTCACTCTTGATTAGCTCTGCGCAAAAAGGGCATTTTTTCATGCCATCATCCAACATAGTTTTTTCTTCGAAGTGTGGATCTTTCTTTATAATAATTGAATGCACTAGCGCAATAATAAATAGCAACGCTCCGTAAACCCACCAAGCAAAAAATGACCTCCCTTTACTTTGCGCTATTAACGCAGGGATGAGACCAATTACTATAGCTACCAGTAATAATTCCATGACTGCCCCCAAGTTTAAAGTTCCGATGGCAATCCTAATAATTGGAACGAATATTGTCACCAATTAATGAAGATTTATAAAGCAGACATCCATTCCTCCAGCTCGCTGATCTCCCTGTCTTCTTCCTGTTCACCCCATTTCAGCATCACGTCAGGGATAGTGAATTTCCCGCCCTGAGAGTTTAGCATTGCAACGGAGATCTGCGCCGCCTGTGCATCGGCGCGCCAGTCACCAACTGGACTAATGCGGTCGAACTCGATCCACATTTTGAGTTCACTGGCGGTCATGGTCTGGCGCAGCTCGTGAAGAGTGCGCCCCATCCTTAGCGCCAGCGACATCATGAAGAAGGTCAGCGGCTGCTTTACGGCTTTCCCGCTTCTTCCTGACTCATTCCAAGGTTGAGGGCCTGAGCCAAAAGGCGAGCATGCACAGGACCATAAATTTTTGATACCTGCTCCTGATCTTCATCGCTGAATACGCGCTCGCCGTTTTCATCCAGCAGAACGTCAATAAACAGAACCACATCAGCCATTTTGTTACGCAGAAACTTTTCCGCCTCCGTCAGCGTCGGTGCCTCTTCGCCATCGGCGAGCTGAGGATTAACGATCTCCCGGAATTTCACCCAAGCATCGCCAGAGGGTTCACGCAGCGTTACCTTTGCGCCATCCCATTCAGGGACCGTGATACCGTCTTTGGTGCGATAGGCTTTCGATGCTGTAAGCGCCACGTTGCGTAATGAATTCTGTGATGTTTTTTGCGGCATTTCATTTTTCTCTTGTTATATGATCGGAGGGATAAAAAAAGCGGCCGAAGCCGCTCAGGAACCAGACGCGTAGATGCGTTTAGGTTTACCGCGTACACGCAGAGAATAGGTAGCGCCAACAACGGAAGATGTTGCAGCAGACCATGAGCTCTGGCGTACCTCCACCAGCACGTAAAAACCGTTGCCAGACGGGAATACCACGCGCAGCGCGCGCAGTTCGTCATTTTCGTAAGCGGTCTGCAGTGCCTCCTGTGCTGCTTCATCGCCAACCCAGTTACGGGTAATGCTCATTTCAGCTGGCGCGGCGAGGCCGTTGGTTTGCTCCTGTTCAGTTGAGCAAAGCGTGGTTACGTCGATATCCCCTTTTTGACCGCCTGTGAAGGTGATCTCCTTTGTTGCACAGGCCGCTTCCAGCCAGGTAATACCAGCCCCCGGGAAAGTTGGCGAGTTAAAATCATCAGCGGTTACGGGTGCGTCGGAGACGGCAAAGGTCATCCCCTTTGTAACTTCATACTTACTGGTCATGGTTTCTCCAGTTAAAAAAAAGACCGCCGGAGCGGTCTGTTATGGTGGGTAAGGTTAAACGGTTATCTGGAATTCGAGCGTCGCCCGGTGATAACGCAGATCAGGCTCATATCCTGGCGTTTTAACAATGCTTTCCGGTTTCAGCACCTGCAGGGCATCAAGCGCCATATTTCTGATCGTGCGCGCTTCAGTGATGGTGCTGGAATAAACATCAACCTGCACAGAAACGGCTGATTCAGCCTGACCGCAGAGAACGTCAGCGGCCACGTCGGTAATAATCGAGAAAATTACCCAGGGCGGCGAGACTGAAGGCTTCCCGTCACTGCCGAGCGGCGCAACGTAGGGATAAACCTGCCCTCCGGCCAGCGGCGCCAGCAGAGGATAGAGATCGTCTTCCGTCATTTGCTTAATGCCTCGTCAATGGCCTGGTTCATGCGCCTGATCGCAACCTCCGTCGCCTGCTCCTGGCGAACATCGAACGCGGGACGAATGAAAGGGTGCGGTGGCATGTTAACGGTTCCCATTTCAACGAATCGCCAATAAAAGGCGTTTCTCGGGTTACTCGCCTTCATCGTGTTATCGCTGTTCCCGGTGCGCGGGTTAACACCACGAATATGGACGCCGGAAGAAATTTCCCCGTGGCGGCGGCTTTTTTGGGTCACCACCACCACGTTTTTTTTCAGTTTCCCGGTGCGCACCGGCGCGCGGGCGATCACTTCTTCCTTAAGCACTTCGGCGCCAGCGCGCGTGGCATCACGCAGAACCTTGTTGTTTTCAGCGCGGCTAAGCGCCTCCAGATCCTTTGCGATGTCATTCAGCCCGGAAAAATCGAGGCTCGTCTCAATCATTTTTCGGCTCCCGTTTTGCAAAGAATTTCCAGGCGAGTGCCGGTCGCATTTGCTACAGGAGGACCGATGATATTTAGCACCTGACCTTTATACGGGCCGCTGAGCACTTCCAGACGAGAAGAGGCATTCAGCTCATCCCTGAAGCGCATCCAGACGCGAATGGTTGCCTGCGCCGTTTCCGCACCGCCAGACATCTGCTCTCTGCCGCTGATCCCCTTCACCTCAGCCGGGACCGGGTTGCCACCACTCCACGATTCAACCGGCTGACCAGATGGATCGCGCGAAGTCGTGAAGGTGAGAATTTTTACCCTGTGCCTGAATCGTCCAGGTTCCATCAGGAGCCCTCCTCAGGTTCAGATTTACCGCGCCAGTTGCGATAGATGAACATCATGCGTTCGGCTGCAGCGTTCTCATAAAGCTGTACTTCGCTTTGCGCGGTGCGGTGTTCAAACATGTCAGCAAAGACAAGAAGAACGGCGCCCTTAACGGCTGCAGGAATATCAGCTGCAACCTTCCATGCTGGTTCATCGCACCAGCGTATGCAGTATTCAAAAGCGGCCTGAGCGTACAGGGTGATCAGCTCGTCCCTGTCGTCTTCCTCAAACTCAATCTGCTGCTTAAACAGGCGGAGGCCTATGACATCCAGAACATCTATCGCCATACGTTAAAAGGGCGGGTCACCCCGCCCCCTCCATCATGAGCCAGAAGAGAAAGCGCCCTTGATGATTGCCGTCGGGCGATAGTGCGCCAGCGCCAGGCGTTCTTCGCACAGGATGGTCAGCATGTTTTTCACGAAGTTGTCGCGGTCTTCACGGCTGACTTCCACGGTGGCATCCATGCGATCCCACACCTGTGAGGCCATATCAAAACCGCCCACCGTAAAGGTGCCGGCGGCCTGCGCCTTAGTCGGAACCACTGGCAGGCCCCACATGATGTTGCTGGTAAACGCCTGAGGACCACCGAAGATATAGCGGCCTTCGTTGTCTTTCAGCAGCGCAATGTTGTGCCAGTCGCGCGGGTTCAGGACGATACCGGAAGCGCTAAACTCAGACTCTGTCACCTGGTAAATAGCGTGAGCGATAATGTCAGCGCGAGTGTCGCCAGTGGCATTCAGCGAGGTGTCGTAGGCGGTAGCCACTTTGTTCAGACCTTCCAGGTTATCCCCGGTGCCGTCGCCGTTCAGCAGCTGGCCTTCTTCCTTCAGTGCCAGGCCATACATCAGACGGCCGTTGACGTATGACTGCAGCATTGGCGCATCGTCCATAACCTGACGTGACGCCTGCACCCAGTGCGCGATGGTCTTCACGTTCGCGGTCTGCTTGCTGAATGTGATATCCGATTCTGGCTTAAGCGCTTTCTCAGCCACCACATCGGCGTTATTGGTAAACACCTCTTCACGCACATATTCCAGAGCGTTACTGGAAATGCGGCCCTGAGCCAGCAGGTCACGGATGGTCAGACGGCGCAGGCCCGGCATGATAATGCCTGGGATCTGCATAGGCTGGATCAGTGCGCCAGCAGAGTCAGCGTCACTGCCGAGCGACTTATTGAACGTCTTCGCATCGAAGGTGCCCTGTTTACCGTCCCATGACTTAATGAGCTCTTCGGCAGCTCGTTCAGAGAAGGATTTCTTCTCACCCGGATTCTCAGCGCCGGATGCCAGTTTCTGTTCAAGATCGAAGAGGCGGGTACCGGATTTGGTCAGTTCTTCCTGTACCTTCACCAGGTCGGCCTGCAGCTGTTTGGATACCTTACCCGTGCTTTCGATTTCTGCTTTCTGCGCATCGAAAAGCTGAGACATTTTCTGCTGGGACTCTTCGATAGCTTTTTGAATGAGAGCGAGTTCAGACATAATTAATTACCTAAATTAGAAGGGAAAGATTTAATGCTCTGAAGCAGAGCGTTGATTTTTGCTTCGTTTCCGTCGCCCTCGGACTCGCTCCGAATCGCTGACTTAAACCGGGCTATTAGCCCAACTGCCTGTGATTTGGTGAGCCCGACTGAATCCCTCAGCCAGTTCTCCACATCACGAATTGTTTCAATGCCGTCGACACTTTTCATGGCTGCGATGCCAGCCTGTTCGTTGGCGGGGAAAGTGCAGACGCTGATTTCGCGCAGAGCCTGGATATTCTTAAAAATGCGGCCTGTTGGAATGATGGTGTAATCGTCTTTCGCAACGGAAAAGCCAACCGACATACCTTCAACCGTACCGTGCTGCATTGCCGCTTTCAGGTCGGCGGCGCCGCTGTGCCCTGGGGTAAGTTGACCGCGCACATACAGGCCTTTTTCGTCTTCTGCCAGGCTGTCCCATTTACCAACCGGCAGCTCCCACGTCTTGTGGTTGAAAAACATCGCCACTTTGCGGGTCTGGTTCGCCAGCGCGTTTTTAAACGCCCCGGGCAGAATGATGTCGCCATCGGAATCGGTGTTATTAAAAACAGAGGCGTAGCCTTCAAAAATCCCCTGTTTACCGTCACCGGTGAATTTGATTTCTGTCTCGTCGAAGGACAGCGTTTTTACGATCTCAGGCATTACGGCCCCCATAAAAATTAAGCCCCGTTATTACGGGGCTCTTTGTTGGTTCCTAAATCGGTGATCGGCACGTATTGCGACTGGCGCATTGCCACATCGCCACCCGGCAATGGCGGGAGGTTGTCCGTTCGTCGCATCTCGTTGATGGTGCGTAGCCCTGCCTCTCCCATTGCCTTCATAAAGGCAGCGCGGGATGCCGAATCGCCCCTCAGCAGGCCGTCGAGGTTGTGCTCAGCATGAATGCGGCCGACATCCTTAGCAGGAATAAGCCACCGCTGAATGCTGTTTTCCCACCGGGAGATATAGGGCTGCAGGGTGTACTGCAGGAAGCCGAGATTCTGCTGCTCGATGCCCGATCCCCAGCTCGTTGATTTCTCGACGTCGCCGACAAGGTGAGGCGGTACGCCAAAGAATCGCGCCAGTTCACTTACCTGAAATTTTCGGGACGCCATCATTTCGGCATCCTGCGGCGTTACGCCAATTGCCGATGTGGAAAAGCCCGCTTCCAGTATCCAGAGGCGTTTTTTAACCGGACCGCCGGCGATCTCTTTGAAGTTCTCTTCGACCTGCGAGCGCTGCTGTTCAGTTAGCACTTTTTCGCCGGTTGAGAGGATTTGCGGAGACTTGGCGCCGTTGGCAAAGAAATCTCGCTGCTGGTCCTCCATCGCAACTGCCACACCTGCCGATTTACAGGCAAAAGCAATGGGGGACAGGCCGACCAGCCCGGTGAATCCGAAGCCTTTAAGGTGAAAAATCTCTCTCTGCGAAAAGTCGGCGTATTCGCTGTCGCGCTGATAGCGATAAACCACTTTTTTTCCGACGAGTTTCACATCCATATTGGCAGACTGAAGCGGGAGAAGGCTTATCACGTCACCCGCGCTGTTGCGGTCCACCAGTGCATACGCGTTACCGTAGAAACAGAGCTGCATCGTCATGGCCTCCCTGAATTCCTGGGCGGTCATGTACTGATTCGGTGAGTAGCGCAGCAGTCGCGCCAGCGGATTGCTCAAACCCACTTTTTTGCGGTTGTCATTCTGGTCGGTTTCGAAGACATCAAGCGGTAAGCATGCCGTGAGCGTTGAAATCAGGCTCACGCAGCGCCAAACCGTCGAAATTTGCAGTATCCGTTCATCGTTAATGGATGAATCGCCCAGGTGTCCGTGGGCCGAAACAGGCCCCGTCTGTGAGCCCTGATTTGGGGTGACTAAACGCCCGCCGACAAACCAGGACTGCAGCCTTGCCCACCAGCCGTTATTGGTTCGCAGGTCAATCGTGTATTTAGGTTCTTCCATCACATGCTCAGCGGTCGGAAAATGAAGTCATCGAAGTCACCACCCTGTTCGGTAACTTCCCCATTAGCAGCACCAACGGACATTGTCATTGCGACCATGCCATCAATACGGCCTGTTGCTTTGGACTTATCGAGCTTGCGGTTACCAGCAGCATCTTTCACCACCACCGCATTCACAGCACACATCGTTAATACGGGGTGCATGCCATGCCTCACGCGCCCGTTAAGCATTAGAGACTCCAGCGTGTCTACAGCTGGCCCCATATCCTTAAAGCCCTGGCCGAACTCGACCAGCGGGAGGCTCAGCCCAATGGCATCGGCATCCTTCCTGAACTGGTCAATGCGCCAGCGGTCAAAAGCCATCGAGGTAAGGTCGAAATCACCGATAATTTCAGCGATATCCGCAACGACGAATGAGTAATCCACCGAAGCGCCTGGCGTGGTGCGCAGCAGCCCCTCTCTCACCCAAACGTCATAGGGTGCGCGGTCCGTTTTGGTTCGCTCTTCAAGAGTCTTTTGCGGTGTCCAGAAGAAGGGGAAAACATCCCAGACACCATCATCTGCTTCACCAGCCATAACCAGCGCCGTTAAGTCGTTCCTGGCTGACAGATCCAGCCCCGCGTACCACTTCCTCGGGGTGTTAATCGGCATCTCTCCGCAAAGCTCCCACACGCTGCGGGAGATAAACGGCGATACGGTAGAAACGCGCTGATTGAGATTGAGGTTTCGGAAGGTGTTTTCGAAGCTTGGCATTCGTCCTGCTTTCTCGGCCTGGCGCGCCATGTCTTTTTCTGACCTGAATGTTCCCAGCGCCGGGTTCGCAGCCAGCCAGGACTCGCGTTTACTGATATCAGCGTCCTTTGGCGCTTCATAAACGTGGCACACGATGTGCGGATCTTTCGATTTGACAGCATCATCAATCCAGATGCTCAGCAGGTCAGCATCGTTTGCTGCCTGCGTACTGATAACAATCAGCAGCGGGTTTTCATGGGCACCCTGCGCGGTAGTTATTGCATCGATAAAATCATCCTGCGGCCCCCTAACCTGCCCGGTTTCATCGAGAATGGCCAGAATGGGGGAAAGGCCGTGCGTCGTCTTACCTTCTGCGGATAAAGCCTTGTATTCGACGTTACACGGCAGGCCGATCAGCTTTTTGCCGCTTGGCGTTATGTGCACTATCTCCTGCAGACTGGGGCTCAGGTTAACCATCTTCACTGCGAGGTTAAAAACGATGGCCGCCTGTTCCCGGCTAAGTGCACCGCTGACAATTTGCGTGTTCTGCACCGCTTCTGGCCCCACCAGGTGTGCCAGCAGGATTCCGGCGATTAAGCCTGTCTTCCCATTTTTTCGTGCGATGCTGAGGATCGCCATATCCGTTCCGGCTGGATTGTCGTAAACCGCCAGGATGAATTCTTTCTGAAAGGGGTCCAGCCTCATTGGCTGGCCGATAAGCTTGCCTTCCGGCACGATGCAATAGCGCTCGATGAACGCTATTACACGCTCACCTCGCGTCATAGTCTTTTATCCGTGCTTGGGAAAGGCGATCAGGTTGTCGTCCTGGCCCTGATGCTCGTTTTTCGTGTTTCGTGCATCACGATCATTCTGATTGCGTTTCTTCTGGTCGCGGCTTTCGCCGTTGGTTGCGTGGGAATGGATCTGCAGGTCACGGCGCTGAGCTAGGATGGTTCGCTGCAGCTCAACAATCTGCTTGCGAAGGTCTTTGATTATCCCTTCGTCTCGCTCTTCTCCGCGAATTCGCTCTTCTTTGCGTAATTCCTTGCGTAAAACGGTGATATAGAGCTGATTATTTGCCAGTTCTACAGCGGCCAGAAGGTCGGCTGGCGTCCAGCTGTCCAGAGCTTTCGATCTGATATTGTCATGCCAGAATGGTTCGGCTTTTTTTTCCAAACCTGCATGGGACGGAGGATCGATGGTGTCCACTGCTGCATTTTTCATGGCCTGAACCGCTGCCGCCGAACTGTCGGAACGGGTTCGTTTATCTGCCATATGTCAACACCTTAAAACTAAAAAAATCGGGTTAGCGTTAAAATCAAACTTTGGCGGCGGTCATTTGGGGCAAAGGTTTTGAAGATTTGATCCCCCCCTGCCCTGATGCGATTCATTCTCATTTGATATCGTTGCATTTGAAATGATTTCATATGATAGGTAATCGACTTGCCGCCGCCGCGCTATGCCGAATGTTTGTCTACCTGTTCGAGTTTCTGATCGCCTTTCCTGTGCCCGGAGACAACATGCCCTGAAATAGCCACCGTCGGCACCTCCTGCCCTACAGCGTGCAAGAACTGAATGGATGTCACGTCCTTCATCTCCACGCCATCAATCACTAGGAGAACGAATTTTCCATCGCGATATTCAATGCTGAGGTCTTTCATTACGTACTCCAGTGAGACGCAGGATCGAGCGGGTAGCCGTTGGCATCACAGCCTATTACTGCGCCGCTCTTCTCCATTCTCTGTTTCGTTGAGTCATGATGCGCTTTGCACAGTGGCTGCCAGTTCTCTTTACTCCAGAACAGGAGCTGTGCTTTCGATATGGCCAGCGGGTTACCTGACTTAAGCGCATCTTTGAGTTTGTGGGGTTCGATATGGTCAACCACCGTTGCCGGGGTAATGCGTCCCTGCTGTTCGCACATCACACATAGTGGGCGCTGCTGCAGGAAACGCAGACGGGCTTTATCCCATCGGGTACCATAGATGCGTGGTTCTTTCATAGAGTATCCAAGAAATCAATTGTCGCTTCGCTCACTGGGAATTATCTTATTTACTCCCTTTCTACAGGAGTTGAGATATGACTAATTACACTGTGCGCGTTGAGCTGCATGATGCAGATGATGGTGATTATGAAGATTTACATAAGGCGATGAGCGCCAAAGGGTTCTCACGTTCACTAGGCATAGACGGCGTTCGATGGAAATTACCTTCCGCTGAATATTCAATGGTGGCTGATATAACCCCCCAACAAGTATTAAGCAAAGCTCAGGCCGCTGCTAATAAGGTACAACCAGAACCAGAGCCATCGATACTAGTGACGGGCTCGCCTAAAGTGCGAGTATTCTCCGGACTTGAACGAATTAACAAATAAAAACCAAGGCCCGAAAGTCGTCGGGCATGTTTAAGCCAGCCTCCATGCCCGGCGACGTTCCGTCCTCGGCTCGTTGTCAGGGTGACGTTCAACCGTCGGGAGGTCAGCGTGGTCCACCAGCGAGTAACACGGGTAAATTACCCGGCCACCGAATGCCTCACCGACAGCGTAATCAGCTGCAAGCGTTTTATTCCAGGCGTTAAGCATGCACGCCAGCCTGGCCTGAGGAGGGCTGTAACATACGCCGTGAATCAGTTTGCTTAGAACAAGGTAATCAGCGTTTACTCTGTCTGATTCCACCAGTATTCCGGCAATCTCTTTCTGATACTGCGGCGGTCGGCCGGTACCGAGATAAAAGCTCAGCATGTCTTCAGGGAAACGCACCAGCCAGTCAGTTACCTTATCGGTGAAACCCTGCACAGGAAGCGCGTCGTCTTCCAGCACAACTACCCGGCAAGGTTGCTCTGCAGCCCATTCAATAGCGCGTCGGTGATTCCAGTTTGCGCCGTGATGACCATCATCAACCAGTAAGTGAGCATCCAGCAACGCAGCAAGCCGTTGCGCTTGCCCTAAGCGGATGTGATGGCCGACCACCACAAACTTTATGTCTTCAGCCACCAGCAAATCTCCATAAAAAAGCCGCACGATGGCGGCTACTGTCTGTATATCAGGGTGTTGCTTCGCTTTAACCCTGGTTAAGGTAAGCATTCAGCCCGTCAGTGGTGGGACACTGGCGCACTAAGCGCAGAGGGATGGCTGATTACCTCTGGATAAGGAAAAAAGAATGGGAAAGTTTTCTATCACTTCGATTCGCGACATTGACTGGCAATCAGACCCTTCTCGGCCGGGTAATTGCAACATCACTGTTGGCCTGAATACTCCGGCGGGATACACCTCAATATCTTTTGACCCAGGAAGCATTGATATCAAGAAGTCAACAATCGAGGACCTGGAAAAACTCGCTATCGAGGAGTATCAGAAGAGAATGAATTAACTGTGTCTAAATAGGCGCTGAATTCATTAATCCGGTTTCGAAGTAAATTTTCAAAGTGGGTAATATGAGCATCTTTCTCGCTTACCTGCTTTTTCAATAACGCAACAGCTTCTTCCAGTGTCGCAACTCGTCGTTCAAGGGTCATAACATCTTCCTCTCATTTATGTTTCCACCAGGCGCACTCTGTGCCGATGCCATCAGTTTTAAACACGGTATGTACCTGAGGGCCGGTGACCAGCCTGTCAGCGAATGACTGCGCGACAATACCGAACGCCAGCATGTCACCCACCGCGGCGCCAGCCTGTTCTTTCTTCCAGAAACGATAACTCTCGATCCGGTAGTAAAGACGGATGATGCAGTGAGTGAACTCCATTACATCTGCGCGGGTGCCACCCAGCAGGCCAGCATTAAGCATCACATCGTTGCGGTGCGCTTCAATGAACTCCTGATAGATACGCTCAGGATGATTCTGCTTTGCCCAGGTGTCGGCGTAGGTCTTCGGTTCGGAACCGACGTAAACATTCCCGGGCTGCATTTCATCCCATGGCGCGCGAAGCATTTCGACATCGGTACCATCGGTACACCAGACGAACCGGTATTCAGGGTGATCGCGTAGATGCTGCCAGATGTGAAGCCAGCGCCGGAAGTAGACGTTCATCTTCACGTCAGGAACGCGATACAGCTCAACGTCTGCCAGTGCCGTCTGCAGTTCATCCACCAGCGCAATACGGCCACAATTTCGAAGCGAGGCAGCCCACTTGGTCAGCATGTCAGGTGCGGCCGCCATTTTCGTACCGCGCTGCGGGTCAGGCTGGCTGGTAAGCAACGTTGTTATTACCACGTCGCGCTGAGAACGATACTCGGCATAGCCTGTATATCCTGAATCCCGGCGTTGCCCGTAAATCACAGCGTTCTTTTTATCGAGCGCTTCACGTTCTGGCCTCGGTATGCTGCGTGCACCTTCTTCATACTCGTCCATTGAGTGAATCAGCTTTTCAGAGCCAATCACATCAGCGAACGCCCACGACGTTAAACCAGCGTTGTGAATCCGGAGCGCCAGATCAGGATGCTCATACATGCCCCGGCCATACACTGGATCGAACCCACCCACCTGCTCGATGGCGCTGCGGTGGTAGTACAACATCACGCCACGCTGCCCAGTGTAAGCAATATGCTTATCATCCCGGTGCAGAACGGTCATATCGTTAATCTTTCGCGGACCAGCCAGATCGAGAAACTGATAAGCCAGGTGCGGCTCTGGAGATTCGATATATGGCAGGTGCCAGTTATCGGCGATCGGCCAGGCATCATCATCCCATAAAAAAAGATGCTCGCACCCGGCATCTGTCAGGGCCGACAGGCTGGCGTTCTTCGAAGCAACAATGCCGAGTGATGTTTCATGGCGAAGCAGCTGCACGCCTCCGGGAACTACCGCTGCAGGCCTTGAACCGTCATCGATAACCACCATCAGCGCACCGGCTGGCAGGTGCTTCATGTGCTGTTCTAGCGTTCGTTTCAGAACGTCGGCGCGCTGGTGTGTCGTTATTGCAATCCCGATCTTCGATGAAATTGCGCAGACGGGTGCATACGGGACACCCTCAATAGTGACCTGCATATTTACTCCAATTAAAAAGACATTAGCGGAAGTCAGTAGCTTCTGTCAGTGTGATTAACGCCTAATTATTCATTAAGTGTTATATGTTAGGATTAATCTGATTAAACAAAAGGTATGTCAGATCGGAGGGTTAAATGATCAAAATGACAGGTTGTAGCGCCGTAGACTGTGGGGTTGGATTTGTGTTCGGTAAAGGAGTTAATGCCGAACTCATCAATACAAATGCTCACTCATGCCGAATCGGCTTTTTGCAGCACGGTAGCGAGCAAGAGTGGCAGCTACTTTTAGATAAATTGATCACAAAGCCAGAAGAACTGAATCAACTAGTAAAAGTTTACAGTGAAGCTAAGCCTGAACAGAAAAAACAAGCCATTTCAAAGTCTGGTTTATTTGAATATTTATCAGCTTTTGCAAATGCATCGACTGTTTATCAATTCCTTGAAGGTCTTGTTACGTCCTTCCTGAAAAATTCACAAAACAACTGACCAGCTTCGCAACGCTTCACAGCGTGGCTGACAGTGTTGGTATAGTGAAAACATTAATAGGCGCGCGATTTGACTTGGTCATTTCGCCGCTGATTGATAACTCGACGAACTAGTTAAATCCAGTTCTATGCATCTCTTTGGTGTTCTGACAGTTCGCCTGCCACGCTTTGTTATGTGCCAGGATGTCGCGCTTCGTCTGGCGGTCCATAACGTCAATGTCGCGATCCGTCAGGTAGGTTGGCTTTACCCAGTCGCAGGCGGTATCAACCACTACCGGGGGGCCACGTTCCTCGCAACTTGCAATCAACAAATTTTTCAGAGAAACATTACTCCAGCCCGATACGCCGTCTCGATGGCATCCCAGTCCGGTGTTGGCATAATTTCCTCTGGTTTTTAGTCGTTTGATGGCTGATATTGTTTCTTCAACTAACCGTGTTTCTTCAACTAACCGTGGTAGCCACAACAGAGAAATCATTCCTGTCAAGGAAATCACATCTTTACCAAGGAGGATTAATGATTGATGTAATGCATTACGTTGTTATCAAGAAACATGCGATTGACCACGCATATTTAGTCGTTTATCTCTTCGAGAGCGATGGAGGCAGGTATTTTTCTGCTGCACGCGCACCAGAGGATGTTGAGTTTGATATCGGCGATATCCTCAAACATGATGTTGCGAATATCTGGGTTCGTAGCGATGGGACAAAACTAAAATTTGAGGGCAATATTACTTGCTCTACCCTCGAAGAGGCTGAGGCCCGATTTACACAACTAATTGCCGAAATTGGATGAGAAATCTAGGGCACTCAATGAAGAACTACTGAAGTGCCTTTATTGGCTGGCTCTTGCCTTCTCAGCATACCTTAACCACCACCAGCATACCGGTTGGCAGATGCTTCTGGTGCTGCTCAATAGCGCGCTTTAAAATGGCTGTCCGGTTGTGGGTAGTCATCGCAATGCCAATCTGTGACGCTGAAGCGCAGGGAGGCACAAACGGGATACCATCAATGTTGACCTGCATTTGATTTTCCTTTTGGGCTTGAGCCTGTCGCACGACAAAGTCGCCGAGAGATAAGGTAAAACCCAGGCTCATTTCTGAAAGATTCTCTTCGGTACATGCGTGCGATACGCAATAAAAAAGGCCGCCGTAGCGACCTTACAACCCTTGCTTATGCAGTCAAATTTAGATGTTTACTTTTTTTGGCGCTATTGCTGATATGGAAATCATAAATCCAGTCAGTGCAGCAATAATCAAGGGAAACACGAATGCATCAGATGTACGGAGAGGGTTTTTGACATCAAATAAAATGACAATAAAAAACGCACTTGTTGCGAAAGTCGACGATGAGTAAACTTCATTCATCTTATATTGAAGTCGTTCCAGTGAAAACTTAGGCGTTTCTTTACAGAATGCGTCCCATACCAGATGAATAACAAGGTACAGAACGCAAAGGATGAAGTAAAATCTGGTTAACTCTTGAGCGTTTTGAGGCGCTAACCAAGCAAGATGGCTCATCTTAGTTAGCTAACTTCCTGGCTGCGTAAATTGCAGGAAGAGTAACAGCACCTGCGACAGCAAACCCGTATGCAATGCCACCAGTAACAGTAAATGCAGGGATCAGGAAAGACAGTCCACCGGGCAAAGCGAAACCCAAGCTTGCGCCGCCAATGATAGCCTTCATCAAAGTGATAATGTTTAGTTCCATTTTTCCTCCCTAGTAAACATTACGTTTACCTGAGAGGTAATATTAGAAAACTATTTTGTCGGTTGCAAGCACATCCGCACTTGATACCTATAGATGCTCCACTGTTTGTTACCGTTTTTGAACAACTTCTTTCCCAAGGCTTGTTATGCATCATAACGTCTTTCTTCTTTCCACGATGCATAACGTCTTTGTCATGTTCAGTCAGGTAGATTGGTTTTACCTTGTCGCCCCATCCCCTCTATCGTTACTGCACCGAGCATAACGAAACCGTCTACCAACTCAGTCTGGGTCGAGACCTCTTTTGCCCTTGAAGGTGTCGCCTGTTAGGGTGGTTAGCGTGATTTGGTAGATGTCAGACATTGGGAGCCTTACCATCCCATCCGGGGATATTTGGTTGGTTATCCGCTTATGGGTATATTGCCATTATGATGAGCTGGCCCATGGTGATGGGACTAAAAGCCACCAGTGAGTCAGTGGCTTGAAAATAAAGCTATAGTCTAATTGTACAGGCTGTTAAGCCTCAATTCTATAGATACAAAAGTGTTCGAGACATGAGTTAGCCTTAAGGTTTGTCCGACAGCTAGCGGAAGGTCCGGATAAAATGAAAACCCATTTGAATCTTTTTGCGGCTGCGCAGCCCTACTACCATGTAAGCAGTATTCAAGCTTATCGCCAGAATAGAGACGAATCTCATTTTCACCAGGCTCACCAACTAGCTTATAGGTCGCATTAAATCCAGAACGACCATCGGTAAACCCAGCCTTCCCTCCCGAAAAATCGCCTAAGTACTTCACTGTTGCATGCGGACCAATTTCCAAACCCAACATAACACAATCGCCATTTTTTGGCTCAGCCATGCCTGCATAGTTTTTATTCATTCTCATCTCCTTTAAACTGAGATTTCAACTCTATTCCTATCAACCCAGTTTAAAAAGAGTTATTTCAGACATTGTTCAGAGATGTATTGTTGGAGGTATTTTATTTTGGTTTGGTCGCTGAGAATTCCGGTCCGGATACCGAGAACGTTTCGTCCAGCAACGTCTGAGAGTTCGATGGTGGCATCATTGCCCACGCTGCAGGGACTGGAGGCTTCAATTTTAGCTGACACAGGGCAGCGCCCTTTGACGAGCACCCTGCCACCATTATCAAGCTTGCGCTGCAGAGCATTATTTTCAGCTTTCGCATCGGTCAACTCCTTCGTGTATTTGGCATCCAGCACAGCGACATCGCGCTGGCGGGTCTGCATGTCTTTGATGGTGGCGTTCGCCAAGTTAAGCTTCTCAGTGATTTTATCGCGCTGGTATTTGTAGGTGATGGCGTTGTCGCGATACTGGTTAATCGCCCAGGCCATGGAAACCAGCAGGCAGATAACGACAGAACAGATGATTGCTGTTAGTCGGCTCAATGATCTATACCCCAGCACACCAGCGCGCTTTCCTGGTCGCGGCGCTCAACCTGACCATAACAGCCGTTCTTCTGGCCTTTAGTCAGGCGGCAATCCCGGCCACCATCTTTAATCCACCAGCGGATAGCTTCACAAGCCCCTTTCCGGTCTCCGGCATTGATTCGCTGGTAGAAGGTCGATGGATAGCATTTACCGGGACCAATGTTGTACGGGCAGAACGATGCAATTCCTACCTTTTGCGGTGCAGTGAGCGGGATCTTGATGTTCTTGTCGACCCAGGTAAGCGCTTTATCACGCTCGATAGCGTTGACCTTCTTACATTGTGCCTCGGTGGCGGTCATGCCCTTTACAACACGTTTTCCGTCGATAACTGTCACGCCATGGCAAAGTGACCAGACGCCACCGGGATCCACGACAGCCACAAGGGCGTTTCCTTCCTTCTCACTGATGAACTGGTCAAACAGCACAGGAGCTGAAGCACCAGCGGCGATCAGGGATAGCATGGCTGCGCTTAGTTTTGCTCTTGTCGATGCCATGTCAGTTATCCTGTGGTGGAGCGGTAATGTAGCCCTTCTTAAGGGCCTTCTCGTATGCCTTGGTCTGGCGTCTTTTGAAGTAAAGGTTGGTAAGGTATGTGGCTATACCGATAAGAAAACCGCCTACCACTGCAACCTTGTTCCAGTCGAGGTCGTGCAACCATTGCAAAATGCCGCCTCCACAAATAAGACTGCCGGACACGCAATACGAGACTGCGGATGCAATTTTGTCAGGCATATATCGGATCATCTCTATCTCCTCGCGTAATGGCGGGAGCTGTGTGTAAGAGGTCAGGCTCTCGGGACGATTTAACAAGTAGGCGTGTCGCTGATGGTTCCCGGAGCCTGAAATAGAAAAAGGCCACCAAATGGCAGCCTTAGAAAAGAAAACCTCGCCGAAGCGAGGCTATTTGAGTTTGAGGCACCTCATCCAACAAACCACCCGAGGCTAATTGGATTTTGACGAGATGCTTTTGGATGAGCGCTGAACCCAAGGGTCAGTATTTTCACACAGCAATTTTGCGAAAAGCAGCGCCCATTCAAAACGGGGTAGCTTCTCAGCCACTCCGGGTAACCCATCATCGCAGACCGAAAAGCTTTAACTGGAGCGGGCAGCGTGAATCGAACCCGCATCATCAGCTTGGAAGGCTGAGGTAATAGCCATTATACGATGCCCGCATTATGGTGCCGACTACCGGAATCGAACTGGTGACCTACTGATTACAAGTCAGTTGCTCTACCTACTGAGCTAAGTCGGCATTGGTCCGCCACCGGGGCCTCGAACCTCGTACTACAACATTTAGTTGCCGCTCTTCCCGATGAGCTAGTGGCGGTCTGGTGGCCCTTGCTGGACTTGAACAAGCGACCGGGCGATTATAGGTCGCACGCTCTAACCAACTGAGCTAAAGGGCCGGGAGCGAGATGATACATAAGTCAAAATAACCACGCAATATCAGTGGTTTTTATGGTTGACTTGCATCCTGTCTGGTATCGTTAAATCGCCAAAAGTAACCATATCAGAAAAGGAAGCTATTCATGAGTAAGGTTAATTTTAAGTGTCCTGGCTGCGGCCATAACTTGACTGTACGCAGCGGTGTTGAAATCAAGAGCGTAGACGATATTGAAGGCACCACCTGTACTAACTGCGGGAGGACCATTCACAAAAACGATATCACTAAGCAGGCTCGAGATCATGCAGAGAAACTGGTCAGGGATATGCTCGGGAAACATTTCAAGTAAAGCATCAACCTTCTCTTTCAGAATGCTGGGATCTGCAGAGACTCTTACCAGCATTTTTTATCTTTCATAGTTGGCCTCCAGATACGACAAAACCCCACTATTTCTAGCAGGGTTTCGATGATTAAGCTGTGTGTCGAAGTGACTACTCTTATCAGGATATGATAATTTTTGCGTACGCGTTAGCTATTATGTAAGAAATTATCACAAAAAAATGGAGTATTTATGAGCACCCCTTTATCTCAGACTAGGACAGCAATGACCCCCCAACAATATGCCAATGAATGGGGGAAATCTAGTTCAGACCACAAACGGTTTTCTGACTATAAATGGATAGCCTCTCATATCATCAATCCTAAAACTGTATTAGAGATTGGTTGCGGTGTGGGATATGGTACGCAGGAAGTGTTAGCATTGGGAGCTGTAGTCGTTAGTATCGAAATCAATACAGACTTACTCAACGTCGCTGCTAGTAATCTTAACCAATCAGGTTATAAAGTAAAAAAAATCAACCTATCTCAAATAAATACCATCAACATCGACTCAGACATTCAATGCTACCTCGTTGAAGCAGATATCTTCGATAAAAATTTAGACTCGCTATTTCAAAGTATTAATTTCGACCATGTTTTATTTTCTTTCTTTGGTGCAGCCCCAGCACATGCTGCAAAAGGACTAAACACTACAGTTGCGCTATTGGATAACAAATTTGCATCTAACTATCGTGAAATGGGAACCACTAGGGCATTTGAAATTAAAAAAATGTGTAATGCTCAATGCAAGTTAATCATTGTTGATAGAATCCATCAAGATCAAGGGTACCAAGCAAAGGAGGTTAGGGGTTTTTATCTAACTGATTTAGCCAGAAGATTAAATGTACCAGAAACGGTTATAACAGTTCAAACAAGAAAAAACCAAGCGTTACAAACAATTTCATCCTCCAAACTTAATTATATCAACGATGGCTCGTTTAATAAGCGATTAGGAACGCCATTAATTGTAATTGCAACCATCTAGTAGTTTCATGGCAGGCTCGTGGCCTGCCTTGTGAACTTATTAATGATTGTTTGTAAATAAAATACTTCTTACGCCATCAATAAACCCCATAGCAGTCTGCAACTCCTTTCTGATCGTCCCATCACAACACTTCCGCTTTTTGGCTATCGTTCTCAGTGAAATTCCAATCACAAAATGGGCGATAATAAGTTCATATTCATCTGGCTTATACTTCCTCAAACGCGCCACACAACCGTCAATCATAATCCCTTCATCATCATCGCACTGAAGGCGTGATTTCTTACCGTGTGGCAAAAGTCCTTTGAATCCGGCTGCGATTGGTTGCCAGTCTACCCCGCTACTATCAGCAGCGGCCCAGGCTCCCCAGCGATCCATAACGTCGTACATATCACGCATAAGTTTTTCCTTCACTTGTTCTTTTTCGCTGATGTGTGTCCCCTGAGGGCTGGAATGTTTGAGTGGTGCTTCCAGTTTCATTCTTCACACTCCCCGACCAGGTTAAGAATCACCGCTGCGCCGTGGTTCTCCATGTATTGGCCCTTTTCACTTTCAAGGAACCAGCGACATACCTCGATAGCTTCAGCTCGCGTCACGGGTTTGATGGTTGCCAGCAATTTTTCAAGGTAACGCTCACGGTCATGTACGGATTCATGATGATCGGAGTAGCCGTATTCGTGTTCGAGCTCGTTCCCGGCAGTGTTGCGCGCCCAGTAAAGCCAGTCCCAATAAATCAGCTCACGGACTACATCCGAAAGCGTGTGTGGCTCTGGCAAAACATCACGATAACCATCGACAAATTCCCGGCGCTGATCGTCAATTTCGTTAATACGTCCGCCGCTAATGCTGCCAGCTTTCCTCTCGCTCAAAGTCCAGCCCCAACGGAGATCGTCGATAAATTTCAGGGAAGACTTGATTACGCGCTCGGCTTCCACATCTTCGAGTGCTGCCTCATAGCTGCCGAACGTGGCCCTGACTGATGCTGCTTTTTTGATGTTCTCCCGGGCGTTCTTGATTGCCTGTGCCGGGTTATCCATGCCGATGGTACCGAAAGCAACCTGGAAAGGATCGCCACCATTCGCCAGCAGATAACGCGCGTAACGTTCCTCGGCCTCTTTTGGGGAGATTTTAATTTTCTCCAGCGCGGCTTCGGCTGCGTCCAAATGTTCGGGTTCGTTCAGACGGATAACCTCCAGCACCCAAAGATAAGCGTCAGTCTGCTTATGCCCGGTGATTCTCCGTTGCTCGGGCAGAGGCTTGATGTTTGCGAGGGCGGTGCTGTGCGTTTCCGTCGGAATGGTGAAAAGTGTCTTATGGTCATTATTGTCTTTGCGCATCGTTATACCCTCGTCACGTTGCTGGCTTCCCACTCGAGATCAAGCTCGCTTTGCGGCTTACCGACCAGGTAGTTAAATGGTTTTTTCTCGCCTTCCAGGAACTGGTGAGAGCGAGAGTCGAAATTAGCTCCGATGTCACCGATCCACCCTTCCCCTTCTCGTTGCTTCAACAAACGAATCATTGAGGCGGGAAGATTGATTGCGGCTTGTTCGTCTTTGTCGAGGCTCTCATAACCCATACGATCCGCTTTTCTCTGCGCCAGCTCGCGCGGAATGTTGCGCCAGACGGCCATCACGTTGTCGGGCATATCCGTTAACGCACCGGTGCCTTTTACATCCATCTTTCCGGTCGGAGCGGAGTCGTTTGTTTTTCTGGCATGGGTAACCAGCAGGACGTGACAGTTATGTTCGTTCTTGAAGTCGCAAAGGGTATCGATGAAGTCTTTCTGACCTGTGTAGTCTTCTTCGTCTAAACCACATTTAGCTAGGTTATCTATGACGAAAAGCTCAATGCCATAACGACGCCGAGCATAGGCAAAAATCTCCAGCAGCCGGTCTGCTTTGGCCGTTCCGGTGAGTTTGAATACCCAAAGGCGGTCAGAAAACCATTCGTTAGTCATAATGATTTCTTCCCGCTTCGGTGAGGAAGTACAGATAGTTTGCCGCGTGAGTCGGGCAAGCATCTTGCCTGGTTTAAGCTCCAGAGAAGCAATACAGGTCCTGACGCCCTGACTCATCGCATCAATCGCAATATGCCCAACGAGCTCTGTTTTGCCATGCCCATTCACGCCATTGACGAGGGTCAGCTCACCGGCACGGAACTTAAAGTTGTTGTTCAGCGAAGCCCATGGGCTTGTAAACAGGCCAGTATCCCGATGTTCGAATGCCTCGATAGTTTCCTGAAGCAAATCCCCTGCTGAGCAAAGCTCATCGGGATCGAAGAATTTAGCGCGCTCCATGTATTCCAGAATGGAGTCGCTGTCCATGCCGTTCATCAGGCAATCGTTGATATCTTTGTGCGGAAGCTCAACCATGCGGCAACGATGTTCACCAAGACGTCTGGCGATTTCTTTTGCAGCTTCACGGCCCACATCATCGTTGTCCAGGCACAGCCAGATTTCCTGAAAGCGATCGAGGTTGTGGTATTCATATTCAATCCACTGCTGCTTGGCACCCTTCCCACCGCCAAATGGAACAGACAGGGCATCATAGCCAAGCTGCGTAAAGGTCAAGCAGTCAATCTCACCCTCACACAGCACTACCAGACGGGTGTTTTTATCCAGTGCCTGCCAGCCAAATAGGCATGGTTCACAATCAGCTTCAGCCATGATCAGCTTTTTGCCGTTTGGCCGTTCGGTACCAATACGTTTTACCTGCAGCAGTTCGCCGTTCCGAATGTACGGGAATGCCACTGCAGGCACCTCGCGGTTTTCGTCGTGGTACCAGACCACCGCGTCTGTCACTTTAAAACGATCGGCTGTTTCTCGGGTAATGCCACGCGAAGCAAGGTAGTCGTAGCATTTGCTGGCCGATTTAACGCCCTTCTTCGTCGGGCGAGAGAACGTTTTTTTCTTCGCTTCGAAGTGGTGATCGTCATCTTTCAGGCCAAGAAACTCTTTCGCCTCTCGCATTGCATCGTGCAGTTGGCAATTACGCACCAGCACCCAGAGATCCAGCAGGTCACCACTGTCTCCGCTGGCGAAATCAGCCCATGACTTTTTACCACCGATATTAACCTTGAGGCTTTTACCTGAGTCACCGTTAGTATTGCCGGCACACCACTCTTTCCCCTCCAGATGTCCTTTCGGAAGGAGAAATTTAGCTACGCGCTCGGCGTTATCCCATAATTTTTCTGAGAGTTCAGCAGGGGTCATTACACACTCCTCAAATCCAATTTAACAAAACACCACGACACAAAGTCCTTGCGCAAAACACCATGGTTGTATCCGGCCACAAGCAGCCTTTTGATGAGTGTTTTCATTTGCGTTGTCCGCCACGACTCAAACGCTCAATAGCAGCCTGATTAATAAAAATCTCAGATGAACCGTCATTTGACGGAGTGAACCATGAGTTTGATGCTGAGCCTCCCGGAGTGGAGGCTCCTGAAGAATTCGACGTTACGACTGGTTTCTCATCATTCCAGCGCTCACCGTTCAAATACGTAGCAGGAAGTAACTTGTCGAACCCAAGTTGCTGCGCCCTAGCTCTTATTCGAATGTCATCAGCTAGCAGTGTGGCGAAGTCCTCTGGTGTGCCATGGTTAGATTTTTTCCATTCCTTAAATTTTGTTTGAAAAGCAGACCTAGCCTTGACCTTTGCATCCTTACGAAGTCCAGCCATCCAAAAGATATTTTCAAATGCTGCTTCAACTGGATCACCACTGTCGTCCCCATTCTTTGGTCCTGACTTTTCCTGTGCAGGTAAACTTTTCTGTTCATCTGGAGCATCACAATTTGTCCGAGGAAAATCGGACATTGTATTTAGTTCCTTTCCTTTCCCTTCCTTTCCTTCCTTCCTTTCCCCTTGGTACGCGTCATCATCGCGTGGTTCACACGTGCTTATCGCGCCACAACCCGCATCAGATAAGGGTTTCAGAATTTCACAGCCAGAAATGGCCGGAAGCTCAGATTTTGACTCTTTATTGTTAATAACTTGGTGGTTTTTGAACGAAGGAATCACGCCATACTCACCCGTGTTATTAGCGTACTTAACGAGAAAACCACGCGTATTTAACGCGTGAAGTACGCGTGACATATCAACTTCGTCGTAAGGAAGAATCGCAGCTTTAAGCCTTAAAGGCCGCCATTTAAAGCGACCTTCCCGGTCGCATTGAGTCCAAAGACCTATAAAGGTCAGGCGAACTGGCAACCCTGTTTCTTTCTCAAGTTCGAATAACTCATCATGCAGGAAGAATTCGGGTTTAATTGTTCTAATGCGCGCCATAGCTCCCCCTTTCAGAATGGAAAGAAAGGACCATGTAATAGACCACGAAGTATCGTCTCTTTTTTATGAAGCTCTGCTTTTCAGGTTTCATAATTACGTTTCTCCTTTCTCAGGCCGAAGAATTCCCCAACCTGATGGCTGTATTTTTTCTAATAGCGGGTAATAAATTACTGGTTCAGTTTTTCTTGCGTCTGACTTCTCTCAAAACTGAATCAGCTTCACCAGCGTTGAATTTCAATGCAGCGGCTATACCGGGGAGATACATAAGCATTTCACCGATATTGCGGAGATCTTCCCTAGCAGATTTATCATCGTAATCTGCATTATCACATGCCCAGAAAATCACGTTCCCCATGGAGCTGAGACCAGACATAATTCCATCAAAGGCATCATGAGAGTTTGAACTTATTTTATTGAGTTCATCCGGTGATTCATTCCTTGAACAGGACCTAGTGAGAATTTGTTCAATCTGACTCATGATTAACCTCCGCGTCCTTCACTGACAGCCAATGGTTTGCGTACTTGAGCAATTTTGGCTCTTCAAGATTGTCTAGCTTATGGCCTCCATGCTTTACAGCTTGTTCCAGCCAATCTTCTAACAGTGTGAAAAAACCAACAATCTGTCCTTTAAGCGCATCCTGTTCGTCAGTGAGTCTCCCGGCAGAAAAACCTAAGCCACACATATCCATGACAACAAACTGTAGATTGCCTCCTAACCCTCTCCCATTCTCACGTAAATATTTGAGATAAATCATTCCAAGAGCCTTTCCTGACTCACAACCGCCAAAATAGCCACCATCTCGCGGAACGCACCAAGAGTTGTAACCTGGCTTACCCTCAATTCGGTCTACAAAAGGAAGTCTTGCCCAAATAGAGCAGCGATTTTTGTGAAACTTGAGTTGAGTTGATTTAGACATTAGCCACCTCCTGAATACGAACGCGACCAGTGGAAGAGAAAACGTAAAACTGCATAGATGCCGTACCAGCATCAAAACCAGATGATGCCTTGACAATCAAGCAGCAAAAGTTTGCTAAAAAATCAGTTTGGTTTAATACCAGAAATCGCCAATGATATTTTTTTTCAGGGCGAGTTTGGTTACTATGTGAATGTGCCATAGTGTAAGCCTCACTTACGTTGTGGTTAGAGACCCGGTAAGTGTTGGTAGCACTGCCGGGTTTCGCATTTTCACCTGAATCAACACTAGGTGTCGGACACAATGTAATACCAAGGTGTCCGACACGTCAATGCTTTTTTCAGTTGAAATTTTAATGTATGATGTCGGACACCTACCCAATAATGGAAATGTCATGGCAACCAAAGGCATCAATGCAAAATCAAAGCGATTCGACGTACGAGTACCGCATGAAGTTGCGGATGCAGTCGAAGCATTAAAAGAACAAGGTGAAAGCACTGGCCAATTTGTTGTAACTGCTCTGGAACGTGAAATAAAATTTCGCGAGAGAAAGAAACACAAAAGCACAAATGACCAGTGATCTTTGAGGTTCAATAAGGCAGCGTTCCTAACAACGCTGCCGTCACCATGGACAAAACTGGCAGGAAGCATCAGCGAACCTCTAGAAATTTGCCACCACCAATTAAATCCAGCTTCAACTGACTGAGGCTTTCAACCAGTGTTTCTGCTTTTTCAAGCAGTACCAAATCGTCCTGGCGTTTACGTAAACGGCGGCCAGCATCACTTGAGTCTTCATCCGATACCTTACGAGCTCCAGCCACAATCGCCTGCAGTTCTTGAACTGAGTAATTGAGGTAGCCATGGGCCTGACGATCTAACTCTTCCATGTAATCGTAAACCTTAGCCTGCAGCTCGTAGCTATAACTCATTGCCATCAGGCAGGCCTCGCGTTTGGGGAAGTTGTAGCAAGACTGGGCTCGCCCTTTGCCATCAATGTAATCTCCAGAAAATTTTGGAGATTGAGTTTCACCCAAGACTTTTGGCACTTTCGCCATAAAACTGTCGTGGCGAAGCTTACGATATTTTTTACATGGGAAGGACATCCCCTCCTCTTCCGCTTTCACCTGACGTTCGGTATTGATGTAATCGACCATTTCTAAGCTACTCATAGTCGGCGTAGAAATGCCATGCAGGCCGATTTTAGGTTGAGAGAGGTCCTCCCCAATAGGGGCATATAATTTATTCATGATGGTTTACCTATCTTTAATTAGCTGATAGCTGTCGCAACAATTAGATCTTAACCAGATACTAATTAAACGACACGCAACAAATGCACATAGGGGATTCTTTATCAGGCTACCTCCTTCCGAGACTCTTCGATGCGCTGGTTAATCCAGTCATCGATTTCACTTTCGACAAAGGCAATGGAGCGGGAGCCAATTTTGATGGAAGATGGGAATTTACCCTGACTCATAAGGCGGTATAACCAAGCCTTGGAGTAGCCGGTTCGGCGCTGAACTTCAGAAAGCCGAATTAAAGATTGAGACATGATAACTCCTTAGTATTCCAATGTAGTGCACAGAAGAATACTAAGAAGGTTGAAAGCCATTTGAAATACCAAAAGCACTCTATTAATGACTTGTTTTGACTAGACAAAAAAACGCGAACCAATCTAAATTACGTCAGGACAAAAATGGACAATAATCATCTGTTTTTGTCCACAGATGAGGATAATGAATCCCAACATCTTTGTATTGTTTTTCTTTCAATGTCATTCTGCATAAAATTTGATCGAGTAAATCTATAAACAGCCGATGCAGGATTAGAACCACCATGTTTATAAAAAAGCTTAAGCAATTCAGTAACGAAGGCTCTTTCAGCAAGAGAATTATCATTTCTGGTAGAAATTACCCCAGCTCTTGCTTTATCTATTTCGGCAAGGACTCTTATAAGACTATCATCTTCACCATGAAATACTCTTCCATGCCACTCAGGTAGGTAACTAAACAAACTATTTTTTTCGAGCTCGCAAATTCCTTTTAAAAGCTGTTTATACTTATCAAGTGTTTCAATTCCATCCGCATAAGCTTGTCTTATTTCTCCTGATGCATAACCATACATAATATATACTAATCTTTTATGAAATTTATATGGTCTGCCATTGAATAATTCACGCTCCTTGTCAGTGAAATCATTAATCTGCTGCCAATATGCAAACATATCAGCCGTATGCACCCCAGATATAACTCTATTCAAGGCCTTAAATTTTATATACCTATTAGGATCAATCACAGGGAGAATAACCACCCCCCCATCTAACAACGCTCTCGCGATGTATTTGTCATTCAATATTTTAGATAAGATGTCATTACAAAAAATGATTTCTTCATGTGAGCAGATAGTTTCATGTTTTTTCTCTAGATGGCGTAGAAGCTCGTCAAAATCCTCATGCGTCTCAATATTACTATAAATAGCATCCATTTTATTTCTTTCATCAACCCAACCTCGAAAATCATATTTGCCAGATATAAAGCTTAGATTTTTCGCTTCGGAAAAAGAAGGAATCCATAACGGGTTGCTATTATCAATTTTTTTTATAATTTCAAAACATTTTTTTAGAGAATCTGCGTTCACCATTAATACCCCTCACAATCCTGACTTTAGCAACTATATTACCCATTAGGGTAATGTTTTTTCACAAAGCTAACTAGAGGAAGCCATTTAGTTTAAATATATTATCGTCTACTGAGGTAAACATGTCCATCCCAAACCATACCCAAATACAGCATTATGAAAATCATGGGTGGCTATTATCTGATACAAAATTAACGCTATGCCAGCCTAACCATACGACTCACGAATTTGCTGGCTTCTCCATTCATTAAATTTAATTTCGATGAATTTGTATAAGTTACAGACATGACAAAAAGACCTAGTCACGAATGACAGGTTTGATCAATGATTTAAATTTTATAGAGAGATGTATTTCAAATAATAGCCAAAGTTTTAAGATAAAAACATTGATATATGATATAAAAATCGAATAACCAAAATACTGCTGAAGTTGGTTTTAACTTCAGAGAGGGACGAAACATCCCTAACCAAATGGATTCACGAAGCCGCAATACACAGCCCACTTGTATCCTTAATAAGAATACGAATCCAAATTTAAAAGAACTATCGGTACTATCGCTTAGCTTCTTCCAGTTTTTTCTGGGAGAAACTCATGAACGAGTTTTGAATACTGTGCAGCCTACATTTCGGTAGGCCAACCCATTCATTTTAAAGAGCAACGTGTAAAAAACGCTATGGTAACTCGCTTTTCAGCGACGTAGATTGCGATAGCAATCATTGTCTATACAAGTACAAGATAGATCACCACTGTCTACATGTCCAGCACTTTCCTCATAATAAACTATGAATGCTGACTCATTATGATTGTTCCAAAACAGCAGAAAGTTGATCCAGCTAAAGAGAACGCGTGTAATTAAAAACAATAAGTTATCTTGTAAACATAGTTATGGAACAACTGAAATGACCGGAACAACTACTTTTACTCGACATGAAGAAAGCTGGCTAACCCACCACTTTTACAGTCAACCCATCTAGGTAGTCTGCATACCACTGAAGCATCTCGCGCCGCCCATAAATGTACTGAGCATGATTGTAAGTACCACGTATCGTGTTTCTGTCAGAATGCGCCAGTTGCGCCTCTATCCAGGCAGAATTGAATCCCTGTTCATGTAACACAGTGCTCATGGTGTGCCTGAAGCCATGGCCAGTAGCTTGACCAGCATAGCCAATACGTTTAATCACCTGGTTAATGCTGGCTTCGCTCATCGGCTTCCCTGCATCATTACGCCCCGGGAAAACATATTTTCCTCTGCCCGTAATCTCTTTGAGTTCGAGCAACAGCTCCTTGGCTTGTCTCGGAATAGGAACGAGGTGTGGCCGACGCATCTTCATGCGCTCTTTTGGGATTAGCCAGAGATCTTTGCTCAAATCAAATTCATGCCACTCAGCAGCACGAAGTTCGATGGTTCGGACACTAAGGTACATGAGAAGTAATGTCGCGATACGGGTAATTTTACTACCGCTATATGCGTCGACAGCTTTTCTGAAAGGACCAAGTTGAGCTGGTGAGAGATGAGGGAAATGTTGCTGCCTAGGTGATTTCAAAGCACCTGCCAAATCCGTAACTGGATTGTACTCGGCCCTTCCGGTGATGACAGCATAAGTGAATATCTGGCGGCAAGCCTGTCTCGTTTTCTTGAGCTTATCCAGGACACCGCGTTCCTCCATCTTCTTTAGAACAGAAAGCATGTCCATGGGTTTAATATCGGTTATCGCCTTTCTACCGATATAAGGGAAAATATCTTTTCGCAGATATTCGAGAATGTCGTCAGCATAACCGGAAGACCAATTCGGTTTCTTATGTTCATGCCATTCAAGTGCAAGAGACTCAAAACTGTTATTCACCGCGAGTATTCTGGCTTGCTTCTCCGCCTGCTTAACCTCAGACGGATCTTCACCATTAGCGAGTAATCGCTTGGCTTCATTTCGCTTATCTCTCGCCTCAGCGAGGGTTACATCAGGGAAAACGCCAATAGACAGGAGCTTTTCTTTTCCTGCCAGGCGGTACTTCAGACGCCAGTATCTGGAACCATTCGGGTTAACTAGCAGGTACAGGCCACCGCCATCCGCCAGTTTGTAGGGCTTGTCCTGAGGCTTAGCTGCGCTTATCTGGCGTGCCGTTAACTTCAT